GCATTCGGGAGTAACGATAGCGGCCACGCCGCAGTACCCCCCAGCATCGGTCGATTCGATTCGTTCAGATAGTTCTGGTACAAACTATCAGCAGCAACGCTATCGTTATGAAGGTACTTTGATTCCAGAAACGACGATTATCAGGACTGGCGGCGCGCAAGTGACCGGGACTGGTATTGCGTGGAATTTAACGACAACGGCCAACTCGAAATGGGTATTTCCGTTTGAGACCCCCCTCATCGCAATTCAAAATTCCTCAACTTCGCCCATGACAGCGACGGTTTACGGCATCTGGAAAACCGCTGCGCTTCCAAACAATGATCAGATATGGATCGAGGCGGAATATCTTGGCAACGGCAGCTTTCCTCTAGGCTCATTCGCCACCAGCACGAAGGCCAACAATCTCGCCTCTGGATCGCCGGTATCGGCTGACACAAGCGCATGGGGCGCGGTAGCGGCAGCTTACCAGACCAGCCATGCCTATGGTGCTTTCACTGGCGTTATTCTCGCTGGCAACGCCTCGCCGCAGCAGCTTTGGTTCATGGCGTCGCACTCGGGCACTGGAACATCCGGCGGCAGTTCGACAATCTTCAATAGCCAAGCAGACGGCGCCCACGTTACCGACAATTCCGGCTCCAACCAAATCGTCTGGCAGGCGATGACGCGGTTTGCGCTGACCACGGCCTCGTTCACGCCGAACATGGCCGGTCAGGTCAACATCAAGGTCAAGGCGGCGCTGGCGACGACCACCTTCTACGTCGATCCAAGCCCGGTACTGTAGGAGGCTGAAATCACAAGTGCCGTCGATCTTTGCAACTTAGCTCTCGATCAGATCGCTGCCCGGTCGGTGATCGCCGGAATCAATCCGCCATCACCGCCGAACAATCTGGCGGCACAGGTTGCCTCGCGGACGTTCCAACTGCAGGCCGATGCGATCTTTCGCGCCGCGCACTGGAACTCGGCACGGGTGCAGACGCCGAACGGATTGACTTTGCTCAAGGCCGCCATCGGCACCGCGGAGAATCCTTCGGGCGCATTGCCGCAGCCGCCGATCCCCTGGCGCTACGAATATGCCTATCCGCCGGATTGCCTCCTGGTGCGCTTCGTCATGCCGACGCCGAACCTGCCGGCGGCAGGCCAGGCGCCATTGATGACCAATACCGGCATCAATTACATTCCCTGGGTGCGGACAAGTTTGCCATTCGTACCGGCAATCGACTTTGATGCAAATGGCAACCAGATCCGAGTGATCCTCACCAATGCGTTCAAGGCATTCGCCGTCTATACCGGGCGCATCCTCAATATCGACCTCTGGGACCCGCTATTGCAGAACGCGGTAATCGCCGCCAATGCCGCGTGGTTCGCCGCACCCTTGACCGGCGACGACAAGAAAAAGACGATGGCGACGCAAATGGCCGTCGGTTATCTGAATGCCGCTCGTATCTCGGATGGCAATGAAGGAATAACCTCATCCGACTTCATTCCCGATTACATGAAGGTGCGCGAGGCCGGCGGCGGTTGGGGCTGGAACGGCTGGACGCCGCCTTATGGCGGATACATGGGGGCATATGAGAACTGGTCTGGGCCTGACGGTATAAGCTATTGAGCGATGACGGTCACATTAATCAAGCCCTCTTTCAGCGCCGGGGAGTTAAGCCCTAGCCTCTGGGGTCGCGTGGATCAAGCGTCGTGGCATGTGGGCGCCACGGTCATGCGAAACTTCTTCGTTTCGTATCGCGGTCCGGCTTCGTCTCGCGCCGGCATGGCCTGGGTCGGCCAATCGCTGACTTCGGCTTCGCCGTCGAGCCTGCCACCGAAGATCATTCGGTTCCAGTTTAATATCTTCCAGAGCTATATTCTGGAGTTCGGCGTCAGTAGCGGCGGGCGGCCGTACATGCGGGTGATCGCCAACGGCGGCTATGTTACTGACGCACCCGTTGCGATCACGGGGATTACGCAGGCCAATCCGGCCGTAGTGGACGCCCCGGGCCATGGCTACCAGAATGGCGATTGGGTGTTCATCTCCGGCGTCGCCGGGATGACGCAGGTCAATCAGCGGACGTTTGTGGTCGGTAGCGTCACGACAAACACTTTTGCGCTTTACGATACGTTCGGCAATTCGATCAATTCGCTGGCCTATGGAGCATGGAGCTCCGGCGGCACTGCGGCGCGCATCTTCACCAATTACGACACGCCCTATGCGCTTGCCGATCTGCCCTATCTGAAGGTGGTGCAATCTGCCGACGTGATGACGCTGACATGCGTCAATCAGCAAACGGGAAGCGAATACCCACCGATCGATCTTTCCCGCTTGGCGGCGAACAATTGGAATTTCGTTCCGACCACGTTCGCCTCGGCGATCGCGGCGCCGACCGGCTGCACGGTCACCACCTCGGTCACCCCGGCGGATTTTCTCTATGCCGGATTCACCGGCGGCATTGCCGGAACGACGCTGACAATCTCGGCGGTGACGACCGGATCGCTCGCCGCCGGTTATTGGATCGCCGGAGCTGGAATTCCCTTCGGAACTCTTATCACCGGCTATGGCACCGGCACCGGACTAGACGGCACCTATACGCTCAACAACAGCTTGACCATCGGCGGCGGTACGCCGATGACGGCGCATGGGCCGCCGACGCAGTATGCGTACTGCGTGACCGCGGTCGATAGCGTGACCGGCGAGGAAAGCGTCGCCTCGAACATCGCCTACATCACCAATTCCGACGATATCGCCATCGTCGCCGGCTCGCATACGATCACCTGGAACTCAGTAATCGGAGCGGCCTATTACAACATCTATCAGGCGCCGCCGGCCTACGACACGCCGGTCCCGGTCGGCTCCGTGTTCGGCTATATCGGCACCGCCTACGGCAACCAGTTCGTCAACACCAATATCCAGGCGGATCTGGCGACCACGCCGCCATTGCATCTCGATCCGTTTGCGCCGTCGACCATCCTATCCGTCGGGACGATCCCGCAGCCGGGGAACTTCAATCAGGCGACGACGACGGCGACGATCAACACCGCGACGGGTACAGGCGGCATCGTCATCCCAGTCGTTGTATTGGGCAACGTGGTCGCCGGCATCATCCAGAACGGCGGATTGAACTACGCTACGACCGACACGGTGACCTTTACCGATTCGTCGACTTCGGCGACGGCGACGGCGCCATTGAACATCGGGCCTTCGGCTGGCACCTATCCGGCGGTGGCGAACTACTTCCAGGCGCGGCGGGTCTACGCCAATACGCTGAATAATCCCGATACGGTCTATGGCAGCCAGACCGGGGCGTATCAGAACTTCGACGCCTCGCAGCCGCCCGTTGATGATGATTCCATCACCACGACGCCATGGGGCCAGCAGGTCAACGGCATCCAGTGGATGCAGCCCATGCCGGGCGGGCTTATCCTCGGCACCGGGCTCGACGCTTGGCAGCTTTCGGGGGCTACGGGGGCGGGATCGACCTGGACCCCTGCCTCGCAGAGCGCGCAGCCGCAGGAGTCTAACGGCTTCTCGGCCATCGTGCCGCCATTGAGGATCAATTATGACATCGTTTATGATCAGTCCTATGGGTATGTTGTGAGGGACTTACAGTACAATTTCTTTGTCAATATCTACGCTGGAACCGACGTCTCCATCCTATCCAATTACCTTTTCCATGGCTTCCCCGTCCCGCAATGGGCCTGGGGCAAGGTTCCCCGGAATATCGTTTGGGAGGCCCGGAACGACGGAAAGTTCCTCAGTCTGACCTTCGACAAGGAGGAAGCACTAAAGGGCTGGGCCCGGCACGATACCAACGGACTCGTCGTGGGCAACGAGGTCGCCACCGAGCCGCCGGTCGACGCGCCTTATTTCGTGGTCAAGCGCTTCATCCTCGGCCGGAACCAATGGGCCTATTACATCGAGCGGATGGACAATAGGCTCTGGAACGGCCCGGAAGACCCGTGGTGCGTCGATTCCGGGTTGTCCCTAGTCATGCCCACGCCCGATGCCACGCTATCGGCGGCCTCCGCAATCGGTCCTGGCACCATCTCCGGCGGTTACCTGCCGAACGGCGGGCAGAATTATTCGAACCCGTCGGTGCAGATCAACGATCCGCTCAATACCGGATCGGGCGGCGCGATCAGCTTCACGGTGACGGCGGGGGTCATTACCGCCTTTACTATCGTCTCGGCGGGCCAGGACTATTCTCCTGGCACAACGGTAGATATCGCCGACGCCACCGGCGCCGGGGCGACTTTCGTGCCCTTGATCTCACAGAATGTCCTGTTCAATGCCTCGGCGGCGGTCTTCGCCGGCAATCAGCCGGGCGACGTAATCCGGGTTGGCGGCGGACAAGCTACCGTCATCACGGTCAATTCGGCGACGCAAGTCCTCGCCGCCATCGTGGCGCCGATCCTGCAGACGATGCCGGATGACCCCAACCGGCTGCCGATCCCGGCGCCGTCTGGTTCATGGTCGATCACTACGCCAGTCTCGAGCGTGAGCAACCTCGATCACCTGGAGGGAATGCAAGTCACCGGATTGGCCGACGGCGAGGTCATTCCGCTGACGACGGTGGTCAACGGCTCGATCGCACTGGCGCAGCCGGCGAGCAACATCAAGATCGGGCTTCCCTATATTTGCCAATTGCAATCGATGCCGACCGAGATCCCGGCCTTGGGATCGATCCAGGGCGAACGAAAGCGCATCCCCGGCGCCACCATCAGGGTACAGGCATCGAGAGGCTTCCAACTGGCGGCCAATCAGCCGATTGCTTCCGCGCTTGACTATCAGCCGGAAATCCCCTGGGATAACCTGGTCGACCCGCCAAGCGTGCCGAGGTCGAACGTGCCGGCGGCGGCGTTGCCGTTGTTTACGGGGGATTTATTCGCGCCTATCAATGACGACTGGCAAAACTGGAACGGCTGGGAGGCTTCGCCAGGCTGCATTGCGGCACAGCAATTAAGTCCGAATCCACTCGATGTATTGGCTTTTGTACCGCGACTTGCGCTCGGAGATAACAAGGGTGAACAGTGATGGCGGAAGTGAATTCCAAGAATCTGGAAAAAATTTACGCCCGCGCGCATGAATTCGCGCTTAATTTCGGATTATCCGAAGATGCCGAAAGAGAGATTTGCCGTGAAATAAAACTCTCTTTCATACGCGGTTATAACACGTACCGCAGGCGGGAAGACAATCGACGCCGCGGTTACACGCGACCGTGAAACATAAGATCGAAATCCTTCCCTCCGTTGCCGCCGATGTTTATCGGTTGGCGGCCAACTTACGCGACGCCGACAGGAACGAAGTGGAAGCGTTAGGCATCGAACCCCGCGCCGGCATAAGAAAGAGCTTTCGCCATGCGATCCTGCGCAAGACCTATTACGTCGATGGTGAGATCGCGGCAATGTCTGGATTGTGCGGCTCCATGCTGGGCGATGTCGGGGACCCCTATTTGATGACTTCTTTATTGGTGGAGCGGGTGCCGGTGTCATTCGTGAAACTGGCGCGGATTGGAATCGAAGAGATGCTGCAGCATAAATCGCGCTTGGAGAATTATGTGATCGCGGAATATCGCGGGGCTTGCCGGTTGATCGAGGTGTTGGGATTCACACTGGAAGCGCCGGAGCCGGGAGGACCGATGGGAAAGCCGTTTAGAAGATTCTGGATCACGAGAGCCAGTGGTTACGGTGCGGTCAACTCGCGGCGGCGATTCGGATGAGCATCGGACTTGCCGGTCTTGGTCTCGGACTCATCGGCTCGATCATCTCCGCCGGCGGCGCCATGGAACAGGCGCAGGCGCAGTCGGAAGCCGCCGCCTATCAAGCGCAGGTCGCCGCCAACAACGCCAAGATCGCGCGGGAAAATGCTGCACTTGATATCCATGCCGGCGAGGCTGCGGCGACCAATGAGGGATTGAAAACGCGGGGCCTCGTCGGCACCGAGAAGGCGGCGCAGGGCGCTTCCGGCATCGATGTCAATACCGGCTCGGCGGCGAACGTGCGGGCTGGCACGGAGCAGATAGGATTGCTGGACGCACTTACGATCCGCTCCAATGCGGCGAAGGCGGCCTATGGCCAGCAAGTGCAGGCGGTCAGCCAGACCGCACAAAGCCAACTTGGACAGTTTGAATCGGCACAGGCCAAGGAAGCCGGGCCGATCAGCGCGGCGGGATCGCTCCTGAGTGGCGTCGGCACTGTCGGCTTGAATTTCGCGAAGCTGCAGAATGTGGGCGCCAATCCTAGCTCGAGCATCTTTAGCATGCCTGGGTTCTCGACAAGCTGAAACGGTGACGCATGTGGTCGCATTGGCATAAGCATAAGCACCACCATCATCGGCATCCGCATCTTTTTTTCTTTGTCGTCTTGCGTGTGGAAATACGCGAGGCCGACCGCTTCTACTTCGAAGAACGCATCTTAACCCCCAACGGAGTAACGACCATGAATCCTGTTACCTTCAATGTCGGGCACACCGACACGATGTCGATTGCTTATTTCGACGCGCTCGGCAATCCGATGCTGACGCCGCCGACGCCGGATGCACCGCCGACCTGGACCGATACCACTCCGGCGACGGCAACGCTGACAGCGGTGGGGCCGTCGAATCTGACAGCGACGGAAGTCGGCATTGCGGCGGGAAGCGATACCGTCACGCTATCGCTGAGTGTCGGCGGCGTTGCCTTTACCGCAACGCAAGT